TCGCCGATCAGCACGGGAGTAGCGGTGGTGCCAGTCAGTTTGTAGACTTCTACGCCTGAAACAACAAAAAATTGCTCAACATCTGCCTTAGCGGTCCATAGTCCGCGAATCGGCCCGCTACCTACTGTTTGCAAAAACCGCAAACCTGGCGCGCGTTGCAGGAACGCCGCTTCTTTGCCGCCCTCGGGCACAATCTCAGGGAACAGATTTACCATCCGGTTGTCCGCAGCGTTGACGCTGCGGGCAACGTAAGATGAGCCAAGGATGGGCGTCTTCATGCCGGTGACCCGGTGTAGATGTTAAACCGCTGGCGCCGCGCGACGATTGCGTAGGGAATCGCCATCATGTCGTCAGGATTGTTAATCCGTTTCAGATTGCGCTTGCTAGTCATAGCAATCCGCTGCACTTGAGGCGACGGCTCGATCCCGTACTCGGGAGCGATCTCCATTGCGAGATTGTAAGTAAATGCGCGCAAGTAGCCCGGTGGGAAATGTAATTCTGTAGTCAGTTCCGCAGGCTGCGTGAGTTGCCTTATCGAAACAAAGTGCCACACCAGCGCCTGAGTAGGCTCTGGGTAAATCTTCATGGTGATGTCCGGGTAAGTGTTGTTTACCCAAATCACTTGCGGATATGTTGAAGAGTTATTTTTTAGCGCGATGTTGTTGTACTGATCTTCGTTAATAAAGATCGGGCTGTACGTCACATTGTTTGGCCCGATAAAATACGTCGAATCCAGTAGCTGTACAGGGCGATTGCCCACAAAGTTACCACTCGGCCCTAACGTGCGGGTGATTTGACCCGCAGGCCAAGTAAAAACTTGATCTTCTGTACAGAACACAGACAAACGCTCCGTGTTCCAGGAGTCAATCATCTGATTGAGCGCAATCAGCGCATCCTGCGAAGTGCTGGCTGATGGCGTCTCGGCCTCTGCCAAGACGCCAATTAGGCGTAGCGCCCGATTAATCTGTTCGCCCGCAGTAGCCATGTATCATTCTCCTTCGGATTCGTCGCTTGCCAGCATTTTGCTGTTGGGCTGTTCGATGGGTTCAGTCACTCTGCGAGGGCGCCCGCGTCGGGGGCGCTCAGCTTCAGGTGCCGCTACTTGTTCAGCAGGCGTATCTGAATTGTAGCGCGTCCAGCCATTTTTTTCATCCTGTTCAATCTCTAATTCGCTAATAGCGATCTTAGCCCCATGCACCGGATGGATCAATATGACGTTCATAGTTTCCTCCAATAAAAAACGGGGCCGAAGCCCCGTTCCCCGTGGTCTAAGGATTAACCCCAGATTCGGCAGGCCATTTCAGGCCGAATGGTGTTGTAGCCGTACAGAACGTCAACCCGACAAGGCATCACGTCGTTGTTGATGTCGTACTGACGAACAACCCGCAGGCTGATGCCATTGTGAACAGCGCGCGAGGCCATATCCACACCACCCGGCAGGATCAGGTCAGCCGTCGCAAACGCAATCGCGTCGCGGTGGTAGACCATGTTTTGCGGGTACTGGGTTGAAGCCGCGCCAATAAAGGTCACAGCAGCGCCGTCTTGCGGGAAGGCGTTGATGGTCGCCAGAGCTTGCCCAGAGGTGTACATCGCCGGGGAAACCGAGATGTTGGTGAACGCTCCACCAGCCGCCGTGTTAGCGGCAGTCACGGTGAATTGTTGCAGTGCACCAGTGGACTCGCGGGTTTGCGGGTTAACCGCATACACGCCAGCAATGGTAAACACGTCGCCAACCGTCACGGTAGCCGCACCAACGTCGCCGTCGATGCTAATGGTTGTGGCGCCTTGGGTGCTAATGGTGCCGTTGACCAGATCGCCGGTAGCTTGACGCGAGCCGCAGGTGTGCATCTTGATCGACTGGCTCATGTTGACCTCTTCAAAGCCAACCACATTCTCGCCCATCATGCCGTTTTTGAACTGACGGGAGATCGTGTCGGTCGGGTTAAAGAAGCCCGACAGGCCGTTGACCAGACCAGCGTTAGCAGCCGGGTTAACGGTTGCATAGCGCGGGGACATGGTAGCTGCTTTTTCGTTCAGTTTTTGCTGAGCTTGGAGCAGGACCAGTGCGGTCGCCGGGGTGGTGCCAGGAGTGCCAACGCTGTTAGCGATGCCTTTGTAGGCATTGGCGACATCGGAGTCAACCGAAGAGGCCAACTGGCTGATACGCGGCTTGAGAACGCGCTCGGCGAAGTCATCCAACTGCATCGTCAGTTCTTGCGAACTGAACGACACGCCGATGTGCTTCTGGCTGGAGACAGCCAACGTGGTGTACTGCTCGTTGTCGTCCTGAGCGGTCAGGGCGGCACCGTCAGTCACCACAGCGCGGTCCGGCAGACGGATACGCAGCGTGGAGCCGATCTTAGCGCCATTGACGGCAAAACTGTCGTCGTATTGGCGGTTAACGTTACGGGTGATTACAAGGTTGTTCTCCAGAATCTCCAGAGATTTCCGAGTAATCATGTCAATAGTAAGAAGGCTATTTGCCATGATAAAAGTCCTTAGCGGTTACGTTGTGCCTGCATCTTTGCAATCTGGCGTCGGCGCTCGGCTTCAATCCATTCCGAATCGCTCATGCTCTTGGTAGAGCGAGGATCGGTGGTATCAACGATACCTGTATTAGAAACTCTTGCGCTGACTGGCCGGATTGGTTCCGGTGCAGACGAGGCTTTCTTGACCGGAGGAGCGTCAGCCAACCTGGCTTCAATCTTTCCGATCTCTTTTGCCTGCAAAAAGGGCGCTAAGCGGGCAATGCGATCAGCTTCTTTGGGATTTTGACCGAGATGGTATGCCAACTCAGGGCCAATATCCGAGGCGCGGATCGTTTCAGCCATCACGTCGGTGATCCGAAGTTGCGGGTTATATGCGACTTGATCAAAATCGTCGTATTTAGCCCGAACTTCTTCTTCCCGATCATGGTAAGCCTCCATGATCTCAGCCTGTTGTTTGGCGGCTTCCCGTTGAGCGATTAGTTCTTGCGCGCGGCGCTCGGCCAATACTTCAGCGTATGCTTCGGGCGATTCAAACTGATCTGCTGGCGGAATTTCTGCCGGAACTCTAGGCTGCGCCTGTTTAGCCTGCTGCTCTCGTTCCCACTTACGTTGCTCTCTTGCGAGGCGTTTGCTGATCATCGCGTCGATTTCAGCCTGGGTAAACTTCTTTTCCTCTGGCTGTTGCTCTTCGCTTTGCTCAGCTACTTCCGGCGCAGTTTGTACCTGTTCCTCAGTGGCCGTCACTTCGGAGGCTTGCGCGGAGTCAACTTCCGCTAAGGTTTCTTCAGTCATCGTTTAACTCGTTAGAGTTCCTGGTCATCCGGGCCAGTACGGGTAAATTATGCACTTAACTATATAAGTTTATCAACCCCAAATCCTCATCGGCGTGGCGGGGAAAACTTCAAAAGACGAAAGCGCGGAGCCATCTTCATTTGGCATCAGCCGCACGTTAACGTGCCGATCGGGGTTTGCGGCCGCGACCGGCTCTTCATCCGTTTTACCTGCGCGCTTGTAGACGACGCCAATGGTGTCGATGTTGCGGAAGTTCGCCGACATTAGCGAAGTCCAGCAGCAGGCTGGGCTTGATTGTGGGGAAGTTGGTTGAAATGCTCATTTCTCACTCCGGTTTTGTCGGCCAAACCACGTTCCAAGGAAACCCATCCTGCGCGGTAATGTCCCGCAACGCCTGACGGTAGGTCATCCAGACCTGCGGTAACTGAATCCCCAGGTTGTCATTGCTGGCGTCAATGGCTTTTAAGGTCACCCAGTCGCACTCGGCCAGCCTGCGATCCCGATCAGCCCGGACACTCTTGGCTTGCTCTGCGTCTTTCTGAGCTTTGTACGCGGCTTCCTGCTGCGCCGCAGTAGCTTCATCGTTATCCGTGAAGATCGGCCCAAGGACGTACTTTGTGTACCACTTGCCGTTGATCTCTTCGATCCCGGCAGCTTGGCTGAATTGGTACTGATCCCCGCCGCTTGCTTGCGGCCCCTCAAAGATCACATCAATGCCCAGCGCCTCGCAGGTAGCCTCATCCCAGACACGGGGCAGGGATGTGTTGGGGTGCATCTTGCGGATCTCACCTTGAGATTTGATGTCTCCGCTTGAACGAATGCGATAGTTCATG